AAGGGTCTTATCATCAAAGGTTTTTATTTGGTGTATCATAATTAATTTACTCTTTATATTTGTAATTTTCAAACTTTGGTGATTTTAATCTATTTTTTATAGTTGATGTCGGTATACCAATTTGTCTCGCACCTTCACTTAAACTTTCATACTCAATACCATCAACAATAACTTTTCTCATATTACCTGGTTTATTTCCCTTTAACGTTTCTGATATTTTTCGTTTATGCTCTTCACTTTTAGGTTTTGAATTTACTTCTTTTATTTTTTGGACCACTTCTGGTGTATGTGTTTTCCCTTTGAACGGGTTGTTTTCTTTCATCCATTTTGAGTGTTCCGGGTTTGGTATGCCTTTTTTTCCGTTTGGTCTACCTTTTATTGGGCCAACTTTACCTTTTCGTGGGTTAACCCAATCGGGATCGTCTCTTTTTTTTAATTTTATAATTTTAGTTCCTTTCTTCTTATTGTGTTTTGGTGATTTCATTTTTCTACTATGTTCCAATCTTATATCATCCCTTCTTGGATTATTACTTATAGTATCGCCACCATCACCACCTAACGAAATATTATAACCTTCAGTGATTGCTTTTAATTCTTTAATCCAAAATTTTTCTCTTTCATTAAGTAACTCTAGTGTGTTACAAACTTCTAAAGTTTCTTTTTTGAAGTTCACAATTCCGTATTTTTTAATTGCCAGTTTTAACCTTTTACCTGAACCATAATAGTTAGGGTTATTATTTGTGTCCTTACCCACATAAAATTTTTGGTTTACTAAATTTGTTGTCTTATAAATAATCATATGGTATTACCTCCTTACCATATAAATATCTATTAAAACCAAAAAAGTTTAAATTGCCAACTCTAATTTTGAATTTATTTTAGTTATACCGTCAATACCGGTAATCTCAAAATCATCAATTGTATAGTCGTAGAAGTTTTTATTTTCCTTTAAAATTAACTTTGGTTGTGTGTCTAATGGTTCCTTGTTTAATAGTTCTGAAACACCATCAAAATGTCTATCATATATATGAAGGTTTTGGACTAAATGACAGAACTTACCAACTTTATAACCACAATGTCCCGCAACCATCATTTGTAAAGCCAAATATTGCACTTTATTAATATAACCCGCAACCAAATAATCGTTTGATCTTTGGACCAACGTCATATCCAAAACCTTATCTTTATCAACTTTTCTAACCGAACAGAGTATTTCATAAGCACAAGGAAATAAACCATTTGTTTCTTCTAAATCAACATATTGATACATACTAATAATATGCCTTCTACCAAATGGATCATTAACTAATCCATCAAGTAGTTTATTCATCAAATCATATCTTTTGATTGTTGCGCCATATCTCTGACCAATACTATTATCTCCAATATTCCATTCTTCCCACCAGTTAATACCCATCTCACGAGCAACATCAAGTGATGAAGTTTGTTTTTGGTATATCCATAAAATTTCTTTAATACCAATTTTAATTGCGGTATTTCTTAATGTTGGGATTGGAAACTCGCCTTTTGATATGTCATATTCTTCAAATACTTGTGTTATAAACTTTGAATGTGACGGTGTTCCATCAGAATACTTTGGTCTTGGATTTTCATCCCAAGATCCATCTGACATAATATTTGATAGATTTTGGATATAATATTTATCGGCTTTATTCATAACTTTCAATTTTTTTGTCGTTGCATTTTATTGTGATTAGTTTGGTATAAATCCATATCTAAAATAAGGTTTGCCATATGTTGCGTTTGTAACTATAATCCCTTCGGATTCATTTATTTCTTTCACATCAGATTCGGATAATTCACTTCTGTTTTGTAAAGAGATAAAGATATTGTTATCAATACCAAGTGATAAATTACCATTACCATCATCTATCACTTCAAGTGAATTTGGTTGGTCTTTACCACCTACAAGACATTTTCGTGTCTTTGACCAAATAACGACAGAAGGTGATTCAGTTGGTATTATTTTAGTTTGATACACACCCTTATTGATAAACCTAGTTATCGTTTCTTGTATTGTTTCAATTTCATTCATAACTTTCTATTGTTTTGTCGTTGTATGTTATTGTGGTTAGTTTGGTTGGGATTTTATAAGGTGTGTTATCTACATTAGTAGGAACCATCATATTAGCTAAAAGACCGTATTTTTCTTTCCATATTGGGAGGGCTATTTTATACCTTTCTTCCAAACTCAACTCTCGTTCTTCAATTTTTAATCCCCACTTTTTAGCGAACTCATCATCTGTTTTGATTTTGTTGATGAACTCTTCTTGTGTTAATAATTTTGGATGTGCGTTGTAAACAGGTCCTTCTACCGCTACAATATCTTTATTGACTTCTAAAAAAAGATTTAAACCTTTAGTTTTCTTAATAAAATTATTATAAGCCTCATCCACCAATTTTTCCTGTTCTTTACTCATAACTTTCAATTGTTTTATCCCACTCATCATACTTGATAGTAATGTTGATTTCATTATCAAATTCACTTTCTTCTGGTATAAATTTAGGATTCTTAAATCTACCAACAGGTGTTTCAATCCAAAAATCTTCTTGTGGTATTTCTTTATTAACAAGGTCTGACCATTGCTTCATCCAATCGTATACATCTTTATTCATAACTTTCAATTGTTTTATCGTTGTATGTTATTGTGATTAGTTTTGTTGGAGTTTTATCCCAATCTATTGTAATAGGAGACCTTAATTCGCCATCCATTCCATAAGAATCTTTTGTCCATACAGGGCATCTTTCTTGTCTTTCTTCGAAACTCAAATCTCGCTCCTCAATCTTTAGTCCCCACTTTTCAGAGAACTCAAGATCGGTTTTGCTTCTATAGACAAACGTTCCTTTAGTTTCTTTTGCCATCCATAATAAGCCAGTACCTATTAAATGAGTACCATTTTCGTATTCTTTACAATAATTCTCGTAAGCTTCATCAATTATTTCTTGTTGTTCTTTATTCATCGTCGAGGTCTTTAATATATTCTTTAACAATATAATCAGGTGCGGGTAGAATATCAAGTCGGTGAGCAATTTCCGTCAGTCCAAATTCTTCATCAGTCATTAGTTCCTCTCTCAATAAATTAGCGTCATTTTTGGTTGGTTCAGTCCAGTAACCGACAAAATGTAGGATGTCCATCATTTCACTTTCTTGCGTTGGATCAACGACTATCAACCCGTATTTAATGTCTTTAACCGATAATTCGTTATTCATAACTTTCTATTTTTAAATGCTCCTATTAATTTTTGATACCATTTTGGTTCAATTATTTGTTTATCTTTAAAGTTTTTTTCAAGCAGTTGTAATGTTTTTACTTGATAAATGTTCATAGGATTTCCTACTATAGCAACATCTTTTTGGTATTGTTGGTACATACCCACTGCAAGTTCGTATTCTTGTTTACTCATAGCTTTCAATTGTTTTATCGTTGTACGTTATTGTGATTAGTTTGGTTGGGATATTGTGTTTATCAAATTGTTCGTGTAACCAATCTTTATCTGGAAAGTTACTATCTTCAATACTATTACTAATTGAAAATGTTCCGTGAATATCATAGAAATTTTCAGGATTTGGGTGGAGTTTAGCTCGTTCATCTAAATTCAACTTTCGTTCTTCAATTTTTAATCCCCACCTTTCAGAAAACAGATCATCTGTTTTGATTAGTCTAATAAATTCTTCTTTGTCCGGGACAAAGTAACCTGTATAATCTTCCTTACCTGAATGTTCGTTGTACCACTTTTCAAATGCCTTATAAGCCTCACCCAATAATTCTTGTTGTTCTTTATTCATAACTTTCAATTTTTTATGACCACGCTGCTAAAAGTTCTTCAAGGTATTTAACTCTATCTTCTTTACCTTCAACGCCACGTATTTCATTTAGTTCTTTGTTTATTGTTTCTAATGCGTGTTTAAATACTGACGTATACATTTCTGCCATACGTTTTGGCATGTCTTTTGTTGGAATTCCTTCAATGCTATCAGCTAGTGTTTTTGCTTGTATATTTTTAACTCTTGGGAAATTTATGTCTTCCCATTTTGTTTTATCATTGCTCATAACTTTCTATTGTTTTATCGTTGTATGTTATTGTGATTAATTTGGTTGGGATGTTTGCTTCATCCATAGCTTTATTATGACCATCAGGATAGTGTAACATTTTACTTTGCGCTTCTAATTCCTTTCTTAAATCTAAATTTTTGTAAGCAATTCTAAACCTTTCATCATCACTCAACTCTCGTTCTTCAATGGTTAATCCCCACCTTTCAGAGAACTCCAGATCTGTTTTACATTTGTTGATAAATTCATTTTGTGTTAATTTAATTTTATCCCCCATTATCCAGTAATAACCCATATAAGCCTCATTCAATAAGTCTGGTTCGTTTTTACCATAATGTTCCAATTGATTTTCGTTAAAGATGTGTAATAATCCGTATTCATCCATTTCACCAATCACCCGAACTTCACCAGCAATTGTTTCAAATACACCTACAATTGTGCAAGGAAATTTATAACCTTTTGGTTTGTGAGCCTTGTCTCCCACTTTAAACTTTGTTTCTTTATTCATCTTTGTTTTATTTGTATATTGATGGTCTTGAATTAAGTCTTTGACTCAATAATGTTTCCTTGAAACACTTAACAAATTCTTCTTTTATGTCTTCAACAACAATATCGTTACCCCACACCATTACGTCTTTTTTAACCCTGTCTTTCCAGTGATAGTTTGTTGGGTAGTTGTATAAAAGGAAGTTCTCCATTTCCTCCATAGTAAAGGAAAGTTCTATTTTAATTTGTTCACTCATAATCTTTATAGTAGTATTTGTCTAATAATTCTCTACATTTTTTTGTAACATATTCCAATGTCCAATTTTGTTTAAAACCATCTTTAAATCCTTCTTCACCTTTTGATATCCATTCAATTGCAAATGCGAAGTTTTCAAAATCTTTTTCCATTTGGCTAAGGTAAGAATTTGTTTCAAGTAATTCTGTAATATCATAACCATTTTTATGTAACCATAAAACCACTTTGGAATTATCAAAATGTAATATGCAATTGTCCTGACCATCGTGAAATTCAATACCTATAATTGACCGACCATCAAATGTTATTTGTTGTTTACCATCTTCAGTAATAACCGGTTCAAATGATAATTTTTTAAACCAATAATATTTCTCATTTGGATAGACAAATTTTAAAATATCTTTTGCTTCGTCTTCAGTAAGTTCTTTAATGTTTTTCATCTTTGTTTTACTATTTAATACCAATTCCCTCTCCGTCAATGTATATTAACTTTACCGTTTCACCATCACCTATAATTGTTAAAGTGGGATATTCATCATCTGGAACAGGATGGGTGGGTTTTATTTCATAACGATATTCATAACAAATTTTATCCACTTTATCAAGAAACTCTTTCATTTTATTTGTCATCTCTTAAATTTTGATTTGAATTTCATCCACACTATTTCAGGATAATTCCATAACCACCAAAAAAATATGTAAATTTTTTTCATCAGTCAATCATTTTATATGGTACTTCTTTTTAAATTGTTCAAACGATTCTTCATTTATTGTAAAGCTCATTACACCAAGTGCTTTAGCTACAGATATTTCAATTGCATTTTTTAGTTCTTCCTCACTATACATTCTTTCAGATTGCCATTTAGCACCTAATTTAACACCATCACTAAATGTTAAATCTACATCATCTTTTAAACTTTGTTTGTAAAGTCCATTAGAATACTCTTCAAGTGTTTCTTGTTTAGGTTCTTCTTGTGGAATGATGATTTTTAGAGAAGAAGTAATTTCGGTAATATCACTTAAAATACCACTATGATATTTTCTAATTTCAACAAACTCACAACTTGGATTCTTAACAAACCATTCTAAGAACTCATCATCAATAGCTTGTACACCATCTGCGATTAAATCTTGGTCTGTTGTCAGGATGATTTTTTTACAAACTTTTTGCAAAGAATGATAATCTCCATATTCATAAGAAACTCCTTTGCCAATTAAAAATTCATACCCATCTTCAGTTAATATAATTTTACCAACTTCTTTTCCAATTAATCCATAATCTCCTTCTTTAATTTCTTCGTTAGAAGTGATGTATAAATGATAATTCTTACAATGTCCTTTTGGTGTGTTAGTTAATCCATTAGTATAAAGTTTAATGGATGAACTCCCACCAGGTTTAGTTAACCTACTTGGTTTTTCTGTTGGTAATAAATGTATGTTTTTCATTTTCTATCTTTTTTATACAAACTTAAACAATTTATTTTGATTAAAAAAGTTTTTTTGTTAAAATATAGGGTAAACCCCTACTCCTTTTCTATTTCTATTTCCGGTTTAACCTTACTTGGTTTTTTAGTTGTTTCATCATCTGTATCGTCTTCAATAACGATCTTTACTGTTTCAGGGAATAACATATTCATTCCAATTCCTAAATTTACTTCAATTACTTTTTCCATGCCTTTTTAATTTTAAAATAATAATCCAATTGCCAATCCTAATGCAAATCCTGACACAAATATTGAAACAATAAATGTTATTAAATATTTTTTAATCTTATTAAAATTAAAAAATCCGTTATTGTTTTGTGGTTGTTGAAAACCTTTCATTACGTTTTCCAAATTTTTAAACATATTTGGATCAAAGGGGTTGTTGTTCATATTTTATTTTCTTTTATAATTTTATATTTGTTAAGTTTTAACCATTCTAAAAAATCAGGTGCCGTCCATTCATTTGGATCCAATTCACCTAATGGACCATCTCCGAACTGATCAATAAAACCTTGTAAATAATCTTGTTCAATTTCAAATCCACCATTTTCACTTTCAACTATTTTAGTTCTAACCATTTCAATAGCACAAGGTTCACACTGAACGGATCTTTTATCACCTGAAAAAGTATTCTTACATGTTATACAATTACAGTGATAAAACCCAGGAGCAAATCCACCTATTGGATATTTTACTTCTTCCATTATTCCGATTTATTTATGAATGATTGTCGTTTAATTCTTACCAAATCATTAAGTGGGTCAATAACTGTGTATTGATAACTGTTCCAGTATTTATCTGGAGATTTAGTTCTTAATTGTTTTGCAAAATTACTAATCAATTTTTTAGCGGTAAATGTTTGTTGGTATGTTTCACAAGAATCAATTATCTTTTCAATCCAGTTTGATACGTCTCCGTAGTGTGTGCTTCTATTTTCCATTTTATGCTTTTTTTAAAATTAAACATCCGTTCTCGTCAAGTTTTGGTTGTTCTTTTGGTTTGTCTTCAGTATACGATGTTGAAAATCCACCTAATGATTGGTCATAGAAACAAGGTTCCATTTTAATCTCAACATCAATTTCTGTTGGTTGTTGAAGGGATTGGATATATTTATCTGTGTGGTCTATTGCAGGATAACCAAAATTATGACCATTAGACACTCCATCCATATATGCTTTTCTAACATCCTCCAAAGTAAATACCTTGTCTTTGTTCAACTCAATTGCTTTGTTGATACATTCTTTAGCAAATGCTTCAGTGAATGAATCTATAACCCCATCAAATCCGTTTCTAACTTGTTTATATACAACATCAATAACATCAACTACACCAAATATCTCATCACAGTTTTGTTTGAAGAGTTTTTGATTTCCTTCAACATATTCTGTTGACGCAATTATTTTTCCATCAACATACAGATAATAATTGGAATCAGTCTTAATCAGTTTTGCTTTCATAATACAAATGTAAAAAAATTAAATTAAAAAAACAAATCCCACCGGTAGAAGGTGGGGTTTGAATCTTATTTCTCAATAGGTTTGACCATCTTTATATTAACGGTTGGTGTGTCCATCCATTGTCCGTTACACATTTTTATGGTACTCATTCCACTTTCATATGATATTACCTGTGTTGCTTCAATTTGTGATCCATCATTTAATATTACTAACTCATCACAAACTTTATCATTTTGGATTGAGATGTACACAAACCAACTAAATAATACAGATGTTAATATTATAAATAAAATTATAAAACTAAAATTTCTTATCATATTATTTAATGTTTAAAAATGTTCCTGATCCACCCGCAACTGTTGTAGGAAGTTTTCCGTCCCAACTTTGTGCTTTCAAATATTCAACATAAAGAGGAGTTATTTCTTTTTGTTTTAATTTCATTGCCAAGGCCAAAGCTTGTGCGTCAATTATAACTTTTGCCGAATCACCACGAGCGATTGCGATTTTTTCTTGAGCTTCGGCTTCTGCAACTAACTTACGTTGTGTCGCCGCCTGTGCCTCCTGAACCGCCTTTGTTTTACCTTCAATTGCCTTTTGAAGAGACTCTGGCGGTGTGATATTAGTTCTTAACTGTGATACTTCAAACCATTTAGATAATCTTTTATTACACTCAGCAACAATAGCGGCCTCAAATTCTTCTCTTTTATTAAAGATCGCATCCACTTCCCATTTATTAGCAACGTCATTTACTGAAGAGACAATTGCGTTCATTAACCATCCTTGTTCTATTTGTTTTATATCTAAACGTAAGTTCTCAAACATATTCCCGATTGCTGTTGGTTTAAGTGAGTAGTTAAAACTTGGTTTAATTGTTGCTGCGAACCCACCTTTTGTAATTACAGTTTGATCCTTGTATTCAATATGTTGTTGGAATGTTGGAAACTCTAACATCTGTTCAGTCCAGGTATTATACATTACCCAACCAGTTTTATATTCATAACTTGATACACCTCGTTTGTCTCCAGTCAAATTAACTTTGATACCAACGTGTCCCGCATCAACTCTTTCAAGTGCAAAAGGTTGGATACTACTAATTATAATACCTAAGACAAAAATACCAATTGGTTTGAGTATCCACATTGTATTAAACATCTCTTTACTATCACCCCATCTGTCTGTTCCTGTTACATACATTCGGTCTCTTGTTGTAAATGCCACAAATCCCGCAATTACCAATCCTAAAATAAAAATTAAAGTACTAATCATTTTTTTCTTCTTTTTTGTTAAATAAATTTATTGTTTCATTTGTTACATACATAAGGATCCCTACAACACCAACGAAACTTAACAGTTGGAGGAACCCGTTTACTTCTCTACTGACGACATATTCGCCAAACATTGTTCCGATTGCGATAAAGCCTAACCACATCAGAAACACTTTAAAAAACTTCATTTAATTTTTCATATATTAATCATTTATAAAAACACAATTCTTAAATTCATAAACTTGTCCGGATCTTGAAGATATTACATCTAATTCAATATTATAACCAATAATGTTTATTTTTTCTGCTTTAAAGTCTTCACCTTTTTTTGGTACTTTAAACTTTAATGGTTTATCAAATACTATCCCTTGTCTATATGATATCCTTTTAACAGTATCGGTCCATGTTGATAACCCGTATTTTCCATTATACCTAAACTTTCTACCGACAAAACTTGGAATATCGAAACTTTCATTTTCTACATCTTTTGATAATGGATTTTTCTCACCTGTTAGTTCTTCGTAGTAAGGATTAAGTTCTCCGGTCTGTGGATCGTGTGTTGGTAT